AAACCCAGCGAATCTAACCCATCAAATCACCCGTTAGGTGTAGCAACTCATACTGCAACAGAGGTACCATATAAGATAGAAACCCCTGTTGTACCAGTTATTGCACCTGTCGCAGAACCAGTAAAAGTCGAAACTGCAACACCAGTTGAAACACCAAAAGCTAAGAGAGTAGCTAAACCAAAAGCCCCTACAAAACCCAAAACTACAACTCCAAAAGCTACCACACCAAAGGCTCCTAGGAAGCCTAGAATGACTGTAGCAAAGTAATTAATGTCAATCGGGTTTGATATTATCAGCGATTTAAATCTGTCCCCTGAAGACAGTTTTAATTGGGAAGGTAAAGCAACTAGTTTATACTGCATAATAGCAGGTAATATTAGTTCTGATTTACGGACAATAAGACAAACTCTATTACATTTATCCAAACATTATCAAGGCATTTTTTATGTTCTAGGTTCACTAGAATATAAAAATGCCATTTCCATAGATAAACGCACTGAAGAAATATACAAAGTATGCAGAGCCGTTAGAAATATCGCTATATTACATCAGCATGTAGTAATCATAGACGGAATTGCAATAGCAGGTGCTAATGGATGGTTCGGAGATTTAGTCATACCTGATTTAATAACGGGTATGGAAGTAGAACAGCACAGAAATAGTGATTTATTATATCTTAAAAATACAGTAGAACGCTTACAAAAACACCTAGACGTAAAGAAAATTATTTTAGTATCTAATTCAGTTCCTAGCCCAGATTTATATTTTGGTGAGGAGCCTGATGATATTATGACACAACTTAGTTTGGGAATAGTGTTAGTATCAGATACGGAAAGTAAAGTATCACATTGGGCATATGGTACGTATGACAAAATAGTTGATACCAATATTAGAGGTATCAACTATGTTAATAACGGATATTTTAATCGTAAACCCTATTGGGCTAAACGAATAGAAGTCAATATTTAGGCTTCAGATTCTACCTTAACAAGCAACGGAAACCCTTGACTACGTGCTTCAAGTGTTACTTCCATGCCTTTTTGTTCTGCAATTTCATAGGGTAAGACTGCAACAATTGCACTCCCGTCCTCATGAATATTGTGAGTAATAGAGGTAGCAGTGTCTTCATTGTAATTGAAATAATCAATTAAGGTACCTACTACAAATTCCATACTAGTAACATTATCATTCATATAGATAATCTTGAACAAAGGAGGTTCTTTGATAGCAAGATTGGGTTTGATTTTAATTTTTGTTTCAGTTGATGTTTTTGACATTTTGTTACCTATAATGGATTTAATAAAGTGTGTAGCCTTTCAACTACACACTTGCTATTATATTATTTAGTGTAAGTAATAGCAATTGTCTTGGGTTTTTGTTCTTCAGGAACTTCACGTTTTAAGTGAACATTCAGAATACCTAATTCCAAGTTTGCATTCACTATCTCAACGTGGTCTGCAAGTTTGAATTCACGACGGAAGTCTCTGTTGCTGATACCTTTGTGTAGATAGTTTGGTGTGATTTCTTCGCTATCAGATTGATATTCCTGTCCTTCAATAATCAAAAAGTTTTTGTCTTTTGTTATTGAAAGATTTTCAAGACCAAATCCTGCAACAGCAACACTAATCATATACTCGTCCTCATTGATTTGAACGATATTATATGGGGGATAGTTTGTGTTGGATTGTTGAGAATGAATTCTGTGCAACTCATCAAACATTGAATCGAAACCGATTCCAAATTTGTGTAGTGACGGAATGTCAAGGGAACGAAGGGTTAAAGTTTTTGTCATTTTTTTCTCCTATTAAGCAAGATGACTGTTTTCAGACCCGACCATCGGCATCTGAATACGTATTTATTATAATAAAAATACGCAAAAAATTCTATTATTTAGGTTAAAAAAGTTTCTTTGGAAGACTTTGATCACGCAAGTATTTCTGCCATCTACGTTTAGCTAGACCTTTTTCAACTTTTCTTTGTACAGTGGGTTTTACGAATTCTTGACGGTCACGTACTTCTTGCAACAAACCCAAATCAGTAATTTTCTTTTTGAACTTACGTAGGGCTTTTTCAACGTTTCCGTCAGTAACTATAACTCGTCTTCCTAATATACTCATAAAATTGCTTTTGGTTTTAATACTTGCTCCTGATTAATATTTATCTTTTTAATGTCATTTTCACGGTATTTGCGAGTATTGAACATATGCGGCATTAATACTTTTTCAATTTCAGTATGTAATCCACGTGCTCCGGTTTTAAGTTTTAAACAATTATCTACTATTTGGTCAAGTGCATCATCTGCAAAAGTTAACTCAATATCGTCAATACTCAGTAGATATTGATATTGCTGAATATAGTTATTTTTTACTTCTGTCAATACCTTTTTAAGGTCTTTTTTACTTAATTCACCTATGCTAACTGTAGTAGTGAATCGTCCAATAAATTCAGGAATCATTCCAAAACGTGTCAAGTCATCAGGAGTAACTAATGTTAAATCACCTTCTGTGTTATGGTCTTTAATCTTAGCACCAAATCCCATGCTGGTTCCGTTTGTGCGATTATTGATAATTTCTTTTAATCCTACAAAGGCTCCGCCTGCAATGAATAAGATATTTTTAGTGTCAACTTCTAGCATATCACCACCGGGATGTTTTCTACCACCCCCTGCTGGAATGCGACATACTGTTCCTTCAACTAACTTCAATAATGCTTGTTGCACACCTTCACCTGACACATCACGGGTAATACTAGACCCTTCACTTTTACGTGCAATCTTGTCAATCTCATCAACAAATACGATACCACGTTCAGCTAATTTAGCATCACCGCCTGCGGCGTTTACTAGCATACTAATCATGCTTTCAACGTCATCGCCTACATAACCAGCTTCGGTCAAACTTGTAGCATCAGCTACTACAAAGGGCACTTTGAGATATTTGGCTACTGTCTTAGCAAGTAATGTTTTACCTGAACCAGTAGGTCCAATTATCAATACGTTGCCTTTTTGTATCTCTAAGTCTTTGGGAGGATGTGTGATACGTTTATAATGATTAGCAATAGCAACACTTAATACTGTTTTTGCATTGTCCTGACCAATAACATGCAAATCCAAATAGTCTTTAATGGAAGAAGGATCGTGCTTTATTTCTTCTGGTTTATTTTCTGCTTCTGGTACGGAAATGTCATCAATGATAAGTTGACTGCATAAATCGATACAGTCACTACAAATTGCAACATCATCCCCAACAATTAGCTTTTTAACTTTATCCTTATGTGTATTACAAAAAGAGCAATGGTTTAGTTTAGAATCAGTGGTCATGTATTAATTTATCGTTTTAATTTTCTTCTGTTATTTTTAACATTTGTTATGTGGAACTATAGAAACTTCCACATTTTTTGCACGGTGTATCACATAATCATGTGACGGGGGAATATCTATTCTCAATACGTTTTCCTCTTTTTCGTTCCCGTATATAATCAACGCTTCCGGTATTCCTGTTGAATAAAAACTAGATTTTCTACCTGATAGTGAATAAGGTATCCAACAGTTCTTATATAGAATTTTATTAGAAATGTCAGCAATTGTCAACATAATACGGACTTCTTTATTACCTGTCATTGAATCCTTGATGTTATTAAGCAAGGGAATATCATTAAATTTGTAATGATTTTTTTCTCCTATAAGTAAATCTTTAGGATTCTTTGCCATGATAACAACATTGCTAGGTGCTTTTTGAAAGAAACTAAATCTATTATCTTCCATCAATGACATGGCTTCATTCAATGCTACTATGTAATCATAGTTCCATTTAAGTTGATATGGGATTTCTAAGACTGCATTTCTAAAACTATCAACTGATAATCTATAAGGTTTCTGATTTATAATAAATGCATTTTGTGGATAGGTATTTAATACTCTACTCAATACCTTATCACCTTTATTCTTTTGGTCCAAGTATGTTTGATATCTAACCCCGGCACTCTCACCGTCGATGCTATCTTTTGATTTCCCAGTAGAAAGAGTTTGATTAAACAATTTGCTATCTGCAACCAATACATCAACAGTTACTTTGATAGTTTTAGATGTATGGCTGATATCAATTATTTTAAAATCATCAACATAGCCTGCGCTATAAACTGATACTATATTTTTTTCTAGTTTACGCAAATTAGATTCACGTTCACTGAGTACAACCATACCAACACGAATTTGTATGGCTTCAATGAAAGCATTTTCTTTTGCTTGTTCTAATGTAGCGCCTTCACCCGTTACACGTATATAATTATTGGCATTAGCATTAGAGACAAACAAAAAAAATGCTACTATGCTTAGTAGCACTTTCATAATTAATTACTAAAACGTTTACGTAATTGGCTTGCAGTACTGTCACTATTTTTATCCCAGCGAATAGTAACGTAAACTTCCTGATCACCAGCCTTACCTTCGTCTTTTACATAAAAACCTTTAAGCATAGTTTTTGCATTTGTGTTTACTGTTCGGGTAACAGTTCGTGCAGTATCATTGCTATTTTCACGCACAGACTTGTTGGTTGCTTTAGCTTCCTTGTCAGTCATATCGCTATCACTAGTATCACCCTTAGACATTTTATCTTGGGCTTTTTCAATATGTTTAGCCATAGTGCTAACTACACGATTGCTAGTAACATCTTCGTTAAGAAAATGTGCAACGTTTGCACTTGCTTCCATACGTGCAACCTTACGTGCCTCACTAACTTGTACTGTGCTTCCGCCATTTGTAAAAGTACTAGCAGTGGCTTCAATTGAGATAACTTCACAATCACTTTTCCAAGGCTTATACCAAGCACAACTAGTTTCAATTTTAATATTGTCCTGAGTAAAGTTGGTAGAAAGTTTCTGATTGCGAATCGGTTCATCTGGATTAACCGATTTAGTACTTGAGCAAGCGGCAAGCAAGCTGACCAACGCAATAGTTGTGAGTGTGTGTTTCATACAATTACCTTTCGGTGTAGTTAAAGAATAAAGATAGTATAATATATAACGTATTCACTATCAACGATTTTGGGTCAAATATTCTTCTATCTGTTGTTTTTCAGTTTCAGATAATAACTCAACATCATATTCGCCCTTGTCAATCATTTTAATCAAAAACTTGATATATTCTTGGTCATGAAGGTAACTAGTTGAAATTTCCTTGTTTACCGTAATCCAACGTATTCCGTCAAATTTATAAACACGGTTTGGTAATACATCTACTCTGACAAAGGTATCACCCTTTTCTGCTGTTTTTGGGAACTCAGTTCCAAAACTTGTATTGCTTGACCTAGCTGAATCTGCTACCAATTTAAATAAATCTGGATGAGCATCCTTCAATACATCACGGTGCATATGCTTGCCGTCAAATACTACATACCCGCCTTCTAATTCTTTAAAAGGTTTTGGTGTAGTGACTCCTTCAGTTTCTATTTCGGTAACTACTACAGATGAATCTGCTGTTATTTCTTGGTCGATTGTAGGTTCAGTAACCTCTGCGTTAACTTCTACTTCAACTTCTTCTAATTCAGAATCTTTACAATTTATATTTGGGCAAACTAATCCTATACCAGGAGCGTCTACTAACTCAGTATTACACTTAAAACAATTGATAGGTTCTTTTACTGATTCTTTAAGTTGTACAATTTGCTCGTCAGTCAACGGACCATCATCAGGTTCATAATTTGTAGTTACATCGGGTAAGCCTTCTAGACTTTCTCCGGAATCTAATCTATGTGCAACTTCTTTGCTATTATCAATAAATTCTTGTAGTTGTTTTTCTTTTTCTTCTTCAATGTCCCAATCACGACTTTGGTTAGCCGCAATCACTAACATTAGTGCAAGTGGGTCAAAAACAAGAACTAATAATATAATCACCCATCTTACTGCTCGTTCTAATAGATTGGCGTCAGGATTATCACCGTAAATTAATGCGGCAATATATTTGATAGGTCCAACTTCGGCTTCTACTTTACGTAACTCAGTAGCAATAGGTGCTCGTTCTTCGTTTAACTTAGCAATAGTAGTTTGAGATTTAGCTATGTCAGCTTGCAGGGCACTTCGTTCTTTTTGTTGTTGTCTACGGATAGTAACGGCTCGTTCTGCACCTTTATCATTATCAGTACGACCTAACATTTGGTCAACTTGTGCATCCATTTGTTGCAATGCTTTTCTACTGGTCTCTATATTGTCTCGTTCTGTCTTTATTTTTTCATCAAACAATGCAACTTTAGCCGCAATATCACCAGTTGGTACACCTTGATCTAAATGTGCTTTACTTAAGAATCCAAATATACCCATGCTGGTTAATATTGCTAGTGCTATAACAGCAGGAACTAGATACAGTTTTATAATCCAGCTACAACGTTTCCAGTACTTACGTAACCAAACAGTTGTGGTTATCTTTGCAAGTTCTAGTGCTGACCCCATAATGATAATGGGTATAACTGCCCCGGCAAAGATAGCAGTTAAACCTATGATACTATACCATGCGGCGATTGTACTTAATATAAGTGCTACTAGTAAGGTAAGGTTGGAAAATCCAAATAATTTTTTAAACATCTTTATATTTATTCTACTTTAGCCACTAATATAAGTCATCTTCTGATAAATCAACATCAAACAAATGACCAAAGCTATCGTTAAACTCTTTAGTTGACATTACTAATTTTCTAGGTAGATTTAAACTACCTTGATGAATAAGATATGTGATTAAATGACCTCTATCTGGATCAGTCTTTTTTACTTGAATAACTTCAATTGCATTGCCGTCTTCAAATATATATGATTTTCCTAGTAGTTCAGCAACTGCCATTATTTTGTATTGTGGTGTACACTAAATGTACTCCACTGTCCTCGCCAGTTGTCGTGTTCACTGTCCATACCATCGTCACCAAGTTCTACACCATCATATACTAAACGGGTGACAACACTTGTGCCTTCAATATCCCAGTTAAGCACTTTAAGTTTGCGAGGATCAAACTCTTCACCTTCTTCAACAGAAATAGTTGTTTGAATGCAACTACCTTTGCCACCTTGAGTCCAGTACAACCAATAGCCTTTACCCAAATAATGAGGGTATAGTTCCTCTTGTTCTTCAGTTGCGTCCCAACGACTATCTTCTTCTCCGTGTGCCTCAGCAATAAATGATTCTAAATCACCATTGTAGATTTCTTCACCCTCACTATTTTCAATAGTCATGTGAGTATCATCTTGGTCAAAGCCCCAGAATGAAATCTTGTCTTGGTACTCATAGTAAGGACTATCAAATCGTGCTGCCTTAGGAGTTTTATGTTCATCATAGTCAAAGTTTTCATTTAACGCATCAGACAAACTATCTTCCCATTCTTCATTAGTCCAATAATCATACTGTGCTTTTTTAATTTTGCTTACACCAATCTCACGTGTGCGGCCCCAAATACGAATGGTGTATTCACCTGAAGGATAGTTTGGTAACAATTCTTGTTCTTCTGTTTCAGCTACTCCTCCTTCGACTGGATTATCAAATGGCCATTTAGCAGGTTCACTTTCTTTTGCATTTTCAACGAATGAACCACATTCAGGGCACGTATCTTCCTCATCGTCATTGGATGTAGTATCGGTCCAATCACCGGTCCAATCACATTCTGAACATTTCATGGGAACAACTTGAGCCGTTGCAGATAGTGCATCAAACTCACGCTTAAGTTCTTCTAATGCTTCCAATAGGTCTGTTTCACTAACTGGTTCTTCTTCCTCTTCTTCCATACTATTAATGGCTCTAGCCATACGTTCTTGTTTTTCTTTTTCTTCTTTGATGCCAACTTCTGTTAATTCGGTATCACTATCACACATTGGGCAAACTTTCTTGGCTTCTTTTTCGCCAGTCTCATCTTCTGGCCATACCCAATCGGCATCATAGCTTTGTCCAACCCATTTACACTTAGTACATTTGTGTGTCGGTTCTGGTGGGGGCGGATCGCTATGCCAACTATCGTCATCGCCTAATTCGTATGTAACCTCATACCCGCCTTTACGGTCTGTCCAACAGTCATCATATTGAAATTCCCAGTCAATATCAACATCGTTTTCATATGCATCATTGATAACTTCTTCGTAATCAACATCACCATCTTCGATTTGTTTTAATTTTTCAGCAATTTCATCTTCATCCAAATCAGGATAGATTTCACTTAACAAACTTTCGTCAAGTTCAATTGCATATTGCCGATCGTGTTGATGCCATTCATGTTTAACGATTGTTACCATATTATTCTCCTAAATATATTACATTATATTACTTGTCATCACGAAAGCGAATGAATCTGGGAAAGCGCAAACTATAAGTGCCATCTTGATTTTGTGTAATCACATCACATAAGATTTCACAAGTTCGACCAATAACCAAATTACGGTCAGCCCAAAGATTGTCTCTATCAGTATCGCTAAAGCCACTACCAACATTGACATGGATCTCTTTACCGTCATCAATTCCGGCGCAAACAAGAGCTCCAACTCTTCCCATATTTCTTCCAGTACCTTCTTCAACACCGATGACCTCCAAATCTACCGTAATCGTAGGTTTCCATTTCATCCAGTCTGTACTACGTTTACAAACATATGGGGCTTCCAACTCTTTAATCATAATGCCTTCAAACCCTGCATTAACGTTGTCTTTGGCATATCGATCAAGTTGATCCTTGCCTGCGGCTGTATCTAAATCAACCATGATGTGTGGCAATAGTTCTACGTTAGGCATTGAATCAACAATATTACGCATACTATCAAGCAATGCAATACGTTTACGTAGTTGAGCATTCCAATGTCCTTCACGGAAATCACGCAATGGAATAATATCAAAGATATTGAACACACTATCATTAGCTTGCACATCAGTCTTACGGCGTGCTTGTCGCATCAGTTCTTGGAACGTATTACCAATCACTTCACCATCTAACACAAAGCCATCAATCAAACTACGACCTTGATCGGTACCATTACAAGCACGAACAATCTTAACAAAGTTTTCACTAACTTGTTGTTCAATATGACCAAAGTTATCAAACTGTTTGCCGTTGCGGCTGAAACAGATAGTAGTCACACCCTCACTTGCACCGGGAATAACCATTAGTAATACACGTACACCATCCAACTTAGGTTCAAGACGTTTGATACCCTTCATCTCAGGGCGACCTTCACTGTTAGTTGCTAGTTGACAACCAAAGATTGGAATCTCGTAATCAGTTTTTTTACAGATTTTATTAATAGTTTTGTCACTAATACCTGCACGAAGGTCTCTGCGTAGCACTGGTGCCAAGAATGTATTCCACTCGTCACTATTCAACCGTTCAGCCATCTCCTGAATAGCATCACGTGCCGCATGACCAGTCAATCTACGCTGACTAAGTTGTAGCATCAATTCATTAAAATCGTCCCAGGGATTTTCTGCATCAGTAATACCAACTGTATCCGGTACTTGACGAACACCAAATGTTACATAAGGATTATAACAGGCTTTAGTAAAGCCTAAAAATATCTTTGCATTTACACTGCCGAGGACACTTGCCTCAAGCGCCTGTAAAATTACATCTTCTTTATGAAGGCGACTATCACTCTCGTTTAATTTACGAATCCAACTAGCAGACATGTTTTTCCTTTAAGTATTATTTTTAGGGTCAATTGTGGAAGGGGGTTTGTTACGATTCAAACATTCTTCTTTTACTTCGGGCGGAACATTTTTATATTCGTTAATTACTGAACAACGATATTCGATGGTAACTGCATCAGGGTCTTCAAATTCATCTTCATCCGGAGACAACCAAAAAATAATAGCAATTAGTACACCAAAAATTATCACAACATCTTTAACTAACGGATGCATCAATTTCTTTCTTTTTAAAATCTAATTTCATTACTTAATTTGTTCCTGTGAAACTTCTTTCACTTTATTTACCCCGTTGTCAAGCATACGTGCAATACCACTAAAGCCTACAGAACTTACGACTACTCCAAGAATAAAACCAATAAACAATTTAGACATTATATCACCTTTACACGGTTGAGTTGAGTTGAGTTATCACGATGACCTTTAACAGTACCTTGAATTTTAATTGTACTACCAAGATCAATGGGATTTTTATAAGCAAAGAAAAATACTTGTTCTGCCTCAGTAATACCTGTTACATAGTGAGTATCCCATTTCTGAGAATAAAAACACTTGAGTACTTCTACTTGGTGAGTTACTTTGTCACCAGGCCTACCTACGTAGCCGCCAGTAGCAAACTTAACTCGTTGGTCAACACTGTCACGTTTAACGCCACGCTCGTAGCAACTTGGCAAACTTGCCATAACTGCTACATCATAATTACTATCAATGATATCACGATTAGCAATAAGCATTGCGGTGTTATCAAACTCACTCAATTTAATACCCTTAAGGATTTTAAAGGTGTATGCTTGATAATACTTGCGAACCGTTTTGCCCTGTTCACGATCCTCGTCGGTAATTTG